GAGAGTGGTTCGGCTGTCGGACAATAGCCGGGCAGGTGTTCTATCTTGCCGGAGAAGGACACTACGGCTTGAGGATGCGCCTCGCGGCTTGGCAGCAATATCACCAAATACCAGACGACGACTTCGCTTGGATGACGCGCGGGCGCATTACGGCATCCGGCTGTGACCTGAATACTCCAGCCGGACTAGAGAAGGTTTTTCGCGAGCTTGACACCACGCAACTCGTTCCCGATCTCGTGTTTGTTGACACGTTGCACCGGTTTTTTGCCGGTGACGAGAATTCGGCTGAAGACGTGAAGACAATGCTAACGGCGTGTGCGGCGTTGATTGACAGGTTAGGCTGCGCGCTGGTTCTTGTTCACCACACTGGTTGGGGGCAAGACGCACAACGCCGTGGGCGCGGGTCATCCGCTTGGCGCGGTGCGGCGGATGCCGAGTTTTTGGTTTCGCCTTTGGACGACGTTCAAAAGACTTTTGAACTAATCCAAATCAAGGTCAAAGACGCCCGCGAAGCCCCGCCAGTCTATGCCCGCCCTGAGCCGGTCGTACTGGAGACTTGGCGCGATGAAGACGGCGAACCAATGGAATCGGCTGTGCTTGTGCCTGCTAAAACACCAGAAGAAAAGAAGACCAAACAGAGTAAGCTTGAAGCCCACGTGGAGACTATCGAGTCCGCTTGGTGGGCAACCGGCGAGCAGGTCGTTGACGGCGTGCCGTTTATTCCGCGTGACGCGCTGCGGCAATACCTGATTGAGCAGCGCGGGATTTCGCCCGACAGCGCTGACGTGTACCTCCGCCCGTCCAGCAAGGGCAAGCTGATTGCCGAACTGGTTGCCGCCAGAGTGGTTGAAGCAACACAGGATAACGCAGGTTGGCGGATTGTGGACGCGGGGCTAGCGGCGTCTCTGTTATTACGAAAAGCGGGGGACAGGTTGAAGTGAAGCTTAGCCGTGAACAAATCCAAGCCGCAGCCGCTCGGCTCAAGGCGTCCGAATCAGACCCGGTTTTGCAAGCCTATCTTGATAGTATCGCTCGCCGGGCTGAAGTGTCCGAGCATTACGCGCAGTATCAGCTTACGCGCTACCTTCAAGAAAAGGAAAACCCGTCTGGCGATTGGCACTGGCGTTGGTGGGCGGAAGTGGACGCCCACGGGGGCGACGCCGTGAAGGCGTTCCGGGCGCGATGGGAAGTCACGTATCGCGCCCATCCGCACGCTGCTGATTGGCTGTGGCGGCTGCTTCCGCTGGCAGACACCACGCCAACTTGGGCAGCGCAACAGCTAGACCTGATTTGGCTCGGCGTCATCAAGTAGCGAGTCCATATAACGCGCCGCGTCAAGATATTTCCGGCGCGCTGCACGCCAAGCGTCAAGTAGCTCGATGGCGATTTCGTCCGCCGTGTACTCTCGGCGCCCCCGCAGAGCTTCCTGAGCGTCAAACGGACGAACGAAGCCAAGTCGGTCGGCTAACACCTCGTGCGAAATGCCCAAGGCGCGCGTCAACAGGCGTAGGTATGCGAAACGCTCCATTTCTTCCGCCGAGCGCGCGGCGGCAATCTTTTCCCAGCGTCCAGGCATTTTCGTAGCCTCCTTAATAATTAAGAAGTAGCCGGACTGTCCGGCGAAGGTAGTATCGTCCGGGCTAGCTTCCGGCGCAAGCAGAAAAAAGTTGAAACTTTTTGCTTGACAAAGCGTATGAAAGAGTGTACAAACGAATTAAATGATGGCCGGCGGGCCTAAAACGCAGGAGAGCAAAGATGAAGAAGTCAAATATTCCGATGGCGACTGAAAAGCAAATCTCCTATGCCCTTGCCCTAATGGCGCGGGCGGGGTTTAGGACAGACTGGATGAGCGCCGAGCATAAAGAGCTTGGCGCCAAGATGCGTGAGCGGTCGGGCAAGGTCGTAGACTGGCTTGCATCTATGGATCGTGCCAGAATTTCAGCTCTCATTGACGAGCTGAAGTCCCGACTTGAGTAGCTTCCCTGGCGCGTCCGGTATATCCTAAAAAATTCAGAACTTTTTACTTGACACCCGCGTATAAGCGGGTGTAAGATCGAAACAAACAATCAATCAATGGCCGGCGGGCCTAAAACGCAGGAGCACAACAATGGCAATGAAGAAGATTGAAATTCCCGCTTCCGCTGTTCCTGCCCGCTTCGGACGCTACCAAATCCACGTTCTGGAGTATGGGCACATTCCCGGCGTGCTGTCGGGGGCGGAACTGCGGGGGCGGTCGCGAGAGTACGGCGACCGGTATGCAGCGGCTCGCCGCAAGGTAGCCCAGTTCGCCTTCCAGTACGGAGTGCGCGCTGTCCTCGTATCTTCCCTCCCGGGGCGCCCCCGGGTCTGGGTAGACGAAGATGGCAATCGAGTTCGGATTGTGCTGGTCTAGGTTTCACCCCGGCGCGTCAGGCACTCGTCTGGCGCGCCTTACCAAAAGCAAAAAAGGAGGAAAAATGGAAATCATCAACCTGACCCCACACCCTATCACTATTCAGCCAGCCGGAGCAGCGCTGATCACCATCCCAGTCTCTGGGCGCATTGCCCGGCTGGATTCAACGCAGACGACGGACGACGGTATCGCTGGTGTTCCCGTCGTCACCACCCGGTTCGGGCAGGTGATTGGCCTGCCCGACCCCGAGCCGGGCAAGGTCTATATCGTCTCATCCATCGTCGCCCAGCACGTCCGCCGTCCCGACGTGCTAGCGCCCGACACCGGCCCGACGGCTATCCGACAGGACGGGCAAATCGTTGCCGTCACCCGGCTGCAACGGTTTGTCTAGCTCAAAATCCGCGCTACGCCTTCGGGTGTAGCGCCTTACCGAAAGAAAGGAGAGAAAGAAAATGGCAGAAATGGTTGATTTCATCGTTTGGACTTCATCTAACTCGCCCTACGCACCCATTACGCGCGTACGGGCACCGGAAGGAACGGTTTTCCCGGCTGCTGGTGTCTGGCGGCAAGTGAAAGCCGCCGGCGAGACAATCCTTACCTTTGACCCCACCCAGCCAGTCGAAGGCTGGCTGGCGTGGGCTATCAAGGGATGTTTGCGCCGGGCCAACCCAGAAGACGGCGTGAAAGCCGTCTACGAAATGAACGGCAACCATTATGATATTTGGGTCGGTTACGTCCGACCCGGTGCCGCAGCTTCCTTCGGCGTCGGGTATAAACGACGCCAGCGGTTCAATGTCAAGTTCATCGCACCCGGTGAGGCGTGCGATGCGCACGCCGATGACTTTGCGGTAGCAGAGCTACTGCTGCCGTAGCATCAACAAACCCGCGCCATACTTTCGGGTGTGGCGCTTTTTTTTGTCGAAAGGAGAAGAAAAAATGGAAATATCGCATCAAGAGTTTATCGCCAAGTGGCAACAACACTTCGGGCTCCCTATTCATCCGCTTGCCGAAGCCCTGCTTGCGGCAAGCAAGCGAGACGTTTGCCTGAAAAACTATGACAGCGAGGAAGTTGCGTGGCGGTACGACGGGAACGTCTCGTTTACGATTGCGTTCTTTTTACCCTGCGGTGCGGACGAGTGGCAGATTCAGCTACCGTCCGACTTTTTCGTATGGGCGCCTGGCTTCCCGCCGTCGCGGCTATGGATGCACGACGGTAAATTGCCGGGCACGAATTTTGCGTCCGAGTACGCCAAGTGGACGCGCCACCCGCGCCCCGACCTGTTCTGTGTGCTGGATGTGACTTTTTGCCCCGACGGTATTCAACTGGATGTATTCTTCGGAGGTGAGCCATGCAACTAGCTATCAAGGCTGACGTTTTCCACCGCGCGCTGAAATCCACCGCATTCGCCGCGTCACGGGATTTCGACCCGCGTCGCCCGGCGTTTTCTGGCGTCCTTTTGGACGCTTCCCCAACGAAGTTTCGCGTCGTTGCCACAGACGGCTATCGCCTGGCTTTGTTCGAGACAGACGACGGGTACGATTGCCGGGAGCCGGTAACCGCCATTTTGAGCGCGAGAGAGCTCGTCGAACTGAAACTTCCTCGTGCCTCAAACGTCATCTTCAAGATTACTATCAACGACACCGAGGCGGTCATCCAGCGCGAAAAGGCAGGTTTCTCTGTGCCTGTGATTCAGGCGCACTACCCGAACTATCTTGCCGTCTTCCCTAAAGGGCAGATAGCAGTCTCTGTGTATTGCGAAAAGACGGCATTCGTCAAAACGCTGATGGAAGCCCGCAAAAAAACTACCCGCCAAAACCGGAATATCTTCTTCTGGATGCGCCCCAAATATATATTCTTGGCTGCTGAAAGCGCGGGCACTATTCCGCCAGAAAAAGTAGCTGCACGGTGCGACCATTCAACGTTATTTGGCGTCTTCAACTCCAATTACCTGCGTGACGCTGTTCAAGCTCTTCCGTCCGGGGATATACAAATCCGGGTTCCCCTACCCGAAACAGGACCCTCTATTTACAGAGCGATCGAACTGTCTCCGGCCAACCAATCGCACGGCGTTATCCGCCAGCTAGTGATGCCCTGCTGGCGTTCCTCTATTCCACCTCTGCCGGGGGTTGACTCCTAACCGTTCTCTAACTTATTCGCACGTTGCCCAGCCTGGCTTCCACCGGGCTGGGCTTTTTCGCTGTCTGGCGTCAGGTACAACTTCGCTTCCGCCGCACGCCGCCGCACCAGCCCGGGCAATACCTTGCCGCCCGCCCTACGCCAGTTAGCGAACGCCTTGGCGGCTTCGGCTGTTTTCCCTACTTTGTGCAGAGCCAGAACCTTCGATCTGCGAAACGCGCCGAGACCGATATTGAACGCCAAGCTGACCATTGCCGAAAACTGATTGCTTGTTGTCGGCGCGTTGCCAATCGCTTCCAACACGCCTTTTTCAAAAATACGCAGGTCTTCACGTAACAATCGGTCAGCTTCGGCTTCGGTAATAACCTGCCCCCGTTTCGCCGTCTTGGTGTGACCGTAGCCGATTGTCCAGACACCAGCCGGACAGCGATACGCACGCAGACGTAAGCCCTCGAATTCCTTGATCAGCTTCAGCCCAGCTTCATTTACCCGCACGGCGTGTTTCTTGCAAAAGTTGACCCAGCAGTAGTTAGCAATCCCTTCTAGGTCTAGGCAGTTAGTCTCTTGCTACTGCCGAGTCTGTCAATATCCTAGCACGGCGCGTAAAGCTTCCTCTACGCTTCGCACTACGTGGACAGCGCCGGATTCTACAAGCGCCGATTGTTTTGCCGTGAGCTTCCCATCCGGCGATTTCACTTCCAGCGCTGTCCACTTGCCGGCGTGCCAAACAAACAGGTCAGGCATTCCCGGCGTATTCGCCGTGGGCCACCGATTACTGGTGACGCACACCAAGCAACCAGCCTTGCGCAATGCGTCAACGATTCGACGTTGTGTTTCTCGCTCAGTCATACCAGAGTTATTCTGTAGGCGGTCCATCAGGCGGACCATCTGGTGGGTCTTCAGGCGGTGGCGGGTCTTCAGGCGGTGGCGGCGGCAACGGTGGCGCGCCAATCGTTGCCGAGGCGATTGAAAACTTATCTTCAACCGCCTCAACAATCACCACGCCATCGGTCGGAGAGCCAAGCCGAATTGATGTGACGCGAAAAATTGCGTCCACGTCGTACCCAGCCCAAACGAATCGAAACACGCTACCCGGACGTAAATTTGCCGCCTTCCGTGTTGCCGTCACACGTAACCGGCGCAACGGATACGAGTATCCTAATGCTTCACGCTCGGCAATGCGTTGCGCAACGCCAGGATCGCGTACCATTGGGAAGTCCAACTCCACTGCTGAAGAATACCCCTGAATCGCTCGCACCGCCGGATTGCGGAAGGTGGCTACAGACTCTTTGTATTGCTTGCTGCGGTCGGCAAATTTGATGCGCACCACGTCGCGCAAATTGCCCGCTACGTCTGTGCCGAATTCCTGAACTTCAATGATGTTCGTTTCATCCAGAATTGGCAGGCTTGCCGGGTCGTAGTCGTCTCGAATCAGCTTCACCGTCCACTTGCCGTTCGTTGGCTCGCGATATAACACCGCGTCAACGTGGCGCAAAATCATATCGGCAAAGCGCGGGAACTGCATTGACTCCTGCAGGATGTATGACGCGCCCAACCCTTCAGCCGCTACCTGGTTGGCAGCCGATTGGAATGAAGCATCATCAATTCCCTCAAAGGCGTCTGCTGGATCAACGCCGCACCCCCAGACGTTATTTGTTAGTGCTTCGTACAGCATCCAGATAGGATTGGCGTCACCGCCAATTGCGCTCCCTGACGGCACGTCTGGAAAACGCTCTAATTCGAATTCTACCTTCG